CAAACTAAATTAGGAGGAGCAGAGAGCTATGTATTATATATCACTCCACCAGCCTCGACTAAGGGCGGACGGTCCGATACTGCGGTTGCCAAGGAGTACCAGGGTAATAGGAAAGGACGGGTTAAACCTGAACACCTTGATACCATTAGAGCCTACATGGGTGAATCTTTGCCTTCTAACATCTCCCTCAATCAAGAAGCGGATGATGCTTTATGTCAGGCGATGTATAAGGCAATGGAAGAAGGCAATCCAGACCTTCATGTCCTCTGTTCTAAGGACAAGGATTTAAATATGGCCCCAGGATATTACTGGGATTATGATGAACAACTAGTACTTAACTGTGAAGATACATTCGGATGGATAGGATTAGATAGAAGTAAGAAGTCACCTAAGGTAGTGGGCAGAGGAACCAAGTTCTTCTGGGCGCAGCTGTTAATGGGTGATGCAGCAGATAACATACTGGGATTACCCAGCTACCATGAGAATGGTAGGGACCATAAGTGTGGCCCTGTTACTGCGTACAACTTCTTGAAAGATGCTAAGTCAAACCTAGAATGCTATGACATAGTAAGAGATTTATATAAAGGAAGTAAACATGAATGGATTAATTGGAGAACTGGTAGCAAGACTACTTGCTATCATAGTTTGTATGGTGATGCTCATAGCCTATGGCTTTTACGTTATCCTGATGACAGTATCAATGCTTTTCTACGGGAGACTCTGGAGGAGAAAGAATAATGAAATACGAGAAGCTGAGAACAAGCCAGATAAAAAGCGTGAGAGCTTTACTATTAAAGAAACAAAATAATACTTGTCCTTTATGTGAGGGTAAGATAGGTACAGCAAGGTCAAAGAAGAGACCTGCCCTGGACCATGACCATACTACAGGTATAATACGTGACGTGTTATGTATCAACTGTAATGGTATGGAAGGTAAGATATGGAACCTACTAAGACGCATGAAGAAAGGAGAGGCTAGAAATATTTTAGCCAAGCTACTTGAATATTACGAGCGTCATGACCATATACCACATGGGCCTATACTACATCCCACACATTTAACTGACGCAGAGAAGAGAGACAAACGTAACTTAAAGCAGCGCAAGAAAAGAGCTGAGGCTAAAAGGAACAAGTAATGAAAACCATAGGAGAGCAACTAGACTGGGAGCACAACATGGCTACTCGCGGAGTCGAAAGATTCCGCAAGCAGCAAGCTGAAGCTACTGAGTCTAGAGGACACGAGACTTCTGCAGGTAGCAGACTTCTCAAGTCTTACGTCATAACTATATCAGATAGAATTGCTCTTTACTTAGAGGGCAAGCACCCTGAAGGTAGACGTAGGAATAAGTTCAGTAAGTTACTGGCTACAATAGATACAGACAAGGTTGCTATGATAGCCTTAAGGAATGTAATAGCATCCGTATTTAAGAATGGCACGGGTATAGCAAGCATATCTATTCAGATAGGTAGGCAATGTGAGGACGAGCTGCGCTTAAGTAAGTTTCAAACGGAGTACAAAGAATACTATGACAGCCTTATAAGAGACATGCAGCGCAAGAACATAGCTAACTACAGGCACAAGCGAACAGTCCTTACTGCTAAAGGCAAGGACAGAGGCTTACTGTGGGAGAGTTGGTCAGAGCAAGATGCCTTTGGTGTTGGTGCTTTGGTTATATCTTTGCTTATGGAAGTGTGTGACCTAGTAGAGCGCAATGATGCTCCTGCTAGTAAAGGATACATTAAGGGACAATCTATGTTAGTACCTACTCAAGCATGTTTAGATTGGATATCTAATCATGATGAGGTAGTAGAGCTAACTAGTCCAGATAGAATGCCTTGCATAATACCCCCAGCTAATTGGATATCGGTAACAGATGGAGGCTTCTGGTCTCCTAACTTACGTAAGAGAACGCCCTTGATTAAGTCTAAGCTTATGAGTAAAGAGCGAGAGATTATGTATGCTGAGGCAGATATGCCTGGAGTACTGGCTGCTGTTAATAAAATGCAAGATACTGCTTGGAGAGTTAACACTAGAGTTAAAGGTGTACTAGATGAAGTGTGGGCTAAGAACCTGGGCTGTGGTATGCCACGCTCTGAGCCTTATGTATTCCCGCCTTGTCCATTAGAAGAGCACCAGATAGCATCTGAGCTGCCTTACGATAGCCCTGAGCTTGCTATGTTCAATGAATGGAAAGTAGTTACTAGAGAGCTGCATACCCAAGAGAAGGAACGAGTAGCCAAGAACCTAGCTCTCATACGTACTATGAGATTAGCTAGGGAGATGGAGAAGCATGATAGTTTCTGGTATGTATATCAGTGTGACTTTCGTGGTAGAGTATACGCAGCTAGTGCTGGGTTAACTCCTCAGGGTACAGACCACAGTAAAGCTTTGATTGAGTTCAGTACAGGTGATGCCTTGACTGATGAGAACGGGCTGCGCTGGTTCATGATAAATGGTGCTAACAAGTACGGCAATGACAAGGTAAGCTATGAAGATAGAGTTGCTTGGGTACAAGATAACAAAGACTTTATTATAGAATGTGCTAATGACCCTATAAGTAACAGAGGTTTCTGGGCTAACTCAGACAAGCCTTTCCAGTTCCTTGCTTGGGTCTTTGAATGTGCTGATATGTTTAAGCTAAGTAACCCTTATGAGTTCGTGTCTCACTTACCCGTAGCATTAGATGGTAGCTGCAATGGACTACAACACTTCTCTGCTATGTTATCAGATGAAGTAGGTGGTAAGTCAGTTAACCTATCACCCAACACATTACCTGCTGATATATATCAGGACGTAGCTAACGTGTGCTATGCTAAACTATTAGACCGAGCAAAGCTAGGAGAGGCTCCTGCTATCAACTGGCTAAAGGCGCTAGGTCCAGGAGGTATGTCACGTAAGCTACCTAAGAAACCTGTAATGACCCTGCCTTATGGGTCAACTCAACAGGCATGTACTACTAGTATATACAACTATGTGACTGACAATCTTTCAGATAAGTTTGATAAGAATACATTCTTTAAACATTCCATATACCTTAACCCATTGCTATGGGCCTCTATAAACGAGGTAGTTATAGCAGCTAGGGCAGCTATGGATTGGATACAAGAGTGCAGTGTTATACTTGCCAGAAAGAATATACCATTGAAGTACTACAGCCCATTAGGATTCCCTGTACTACAAGCTACACAGAAGTACAAGTCTAAGCAGATACGTACACAAATCAATGGTAACTTACAAGTAAGAGTAGCTACTTACACAGACCAATTAGATACCAGGAAGCAGCGTCAGGGCAGCAGTCCTAACCTAGTACACCATGTGGATGCTTGTCATATGATGATGGTTGTCAATGCGTGTTCAAGTAACGGGGTATCTAACTTCGCTATGATACACGATGACTTTGGTGTACCCGCTAAGTATGCAGCCGACCTACAGAAAAACATAAGGCAGCAGTTCGTAGCACTACATAACTACAACGACGTACTACAAGACTTTAAAGAGCAACATGAAAATGTTTATGACGTAAAATTACCGAGCCTTCCTAGTAGAGGAAGCTTGGATATAACGGAGGTACTTAACTCAGACTACTTCTTTAATTAACTTAGTGCTTCTCTATAGAGATATAACGAAAGGAGGTATTATGTCCTACGCAGATTTATCTAAGGACGACCAAGTACTTACTGCTATTAAATTTATAGCCGTAGGTTCAGAGATACCCTTGGAGTTACAAGAAGAATTAGGTTCTGAATTAGTTTACGAGGTAAGTAATCCTATTAAAGGAGACTGATTTGAAAATAGAATCAAAGACTACAGACGGACACGTTAGCCAGTCGGTTAGACGTATCCTGACATTTATGACTGCACCCTCTATCTTACAACGAGGTGAAGGTGAGTTCGGTATAGGTACGGAACATGCTAAGGCTGAAATAAGAGCAGCTTTATCAGAAGTATTAGGGAGGTATCCGTGGTACGAAGGGCCTTAGTATCAGACGTAGACCATATATTAGATATCGCAGAGGTATTTAATGATGACTATGGACTACCAGAAATAAATACAGAAAGAGCGCGTACTGCTTTATTAGGTTTTATCAAACATGGTACAGTGTTTTGTTCAGGTGCAGGGGCTATAGTAGGCATGACCTACAAAGACCCCTTCAGAGACAGGACCCTGCTACTAGAGATAGGCTGGTACGCTGATGGTGGAGGAATGACTGGAGTTAAGTTACTTAACGCATTCATTAAGGAAGCCAAGAAATTAGAGGTAGATGCAGTTATTATGAGCACCCTAAGCAACAGTGACTTACGAATTGGTAAGTTCCTACAGCGACAAGGCTTCTCGGTAGCTGAAACATCCTACACTTTAGAACTAGGAGGACATATAAAATGTCTGTTATAACAGGACTACTTGCTGCAAAGCAAGCTAAGAAAGCTAGAAAAGAACAAGAACAAGCCAACCAAGAGGCAGAGACCAGGGCTATAGAAGCCGCTGCTTTATCTGAGACCCAGGAAGATACTGGTGCGGATATAATATTTGGTGCAGCTAAAGGTGGACGGACGTTACTACGTAGACGCCCGACACAAGGCCCGACAACAGGCCCTAGACCAAGGCTCACTGGCTTAGGCGGCTTTGGTGGGGGAGACCCTGGCAGAGGCTATAACAATATGAGGCTGCTATGAGTACTTATCCAAGCCCTAAGGGAAACATTGGTCAAGTCTGGATGCAGATGTACCAAGAGAAAGGTGACTTACTAGAGCGCAGTGAAGCTTATGCTAGATGGACTCTAGCTAATATACTTCGTGCTGATAGAGAGACACACCAACAGAATACAGAAATGACTAAAGGTTCTGTGATGATGGGAGCTAAGTGGGTTAATCACTTAGCTAATAGAATAGTAGATGTACTGTTCCCCTTATCCAGGCCATTCTTTACTGTAGCTATAACCCCTAAAACTAAAACTGCTTTGGAGCAAGAGAATACTCCAGACCAATTAGCTGCTGTTAAAGAGCAGATAAGAGAAGCTACTACTAGGATAGAAGAAGAGGCTATAAGAAACCTTAGACTAGTAGAATACAGACCTGTAGCTATCGAAGCATGTAAGCATCTTATTATTACAGGTAATGCTTTACTTAGAAGAATGCCGTCAGGCAAAAGAATACTGTACTCTATTGACCGCTATGGAATTAGACGTGATATAGAGGGTAATGCCATTGAAGTTGTACTATATGACCGAAAGAAGTATTGTACCTTTGACCCAGAAATGCAAGCTATGATTAGAGAAGTGCATCCTAAGGTTAAAGATGATGACAAGATGGAATTATTATCTCACTATAAAATGGAAGCTGATGGACGATGGTGCTTTAAGCAAGAAGTAGAGGGTGTAGCTATAGGTAAACAGATTAAGTATGTTAAGAAAGACTTTGACTTACTTCCTCTAGCCTGGAACTTACCTTCTGGTTTTCATTATGCTACTGGTTTAGTAGAAGATAACTCTACTACATTCCATAAGCTAGATGTGACCACAGAAGCTCTTACAGATATGGTAGCTATCGCAGCTGACATTAAGTTCTTTGTTAGACCAGGCTCTGCCTTAGGTTTACAACTAAGAGAACTTAATAATGCACAGCGAGGTGCTTACTTTGCAGGTAATGCAGAGGACATAGCTGTACCAGAGATTAACTTACGTGGTGACTTAGATACCATAGCTAATATAGTAGCTAAATGGGAAGGTGATTTATCCAGAGTATTCTTACTATCTAATGTACGTGATGCTGAACGTGTTACTGCAGAGGAAATAAGGCTTGTAGCCAGAGAACTAGAGAGTTCCTTTGGTGGATTGTATTCTCAACTTGCTTTACAATGGCAACAGAAGGAAGCTGACTACGCTTTATCTAAGATGAAGATAGGTTCTGTAGGTAATCTTGATAGCCAATTCGAAGTACTTGTTACTACAGGTATGGAGAGTTTATCTAGGGAAGGTCAGATTGATAACCTTAGGTTAGCTATCAGTGACTTGCAGATGTTAGAAGCTGTGCCGCAGGAGATTAGGTCTATATTTAATCCAACTAGATTCGGACAGTTTATCTTTGTAAACAGGGGAGTTGCATTAGCAGACTTCTTGAATACTCCTGAAGAGATGCAAGCTATGCAAGAACAAGAGCTTGCTAAAGCTGGTAGACAAGCTGAGATAGATACTGCTGCTAATGTAGCACAGTATGCTGGTAAATCAGAAATAGATAATACGGACGGTCAACAATAGGAGAGTATATGACTGATGAAAGTAACCCACATTCAAATGTTTCAACTGAAGAGCGTAAAGCTGCTGAGGTAGCTGAACAAGCAGCTGCTAAAGAAACCCCAGTTGAAGAAACCCCAATACAAGCTGTGTCAAACACAGAGGTCAAGGCTAATCCTGTAGACCCTGAAGCAGATGCAGCCTTGGTAGAAGATGATAAAGAGGAAGGAAAGCCTGACGATGGTGAGGCTCCTCTTGATACACAAGCTTGGGGAGATACAAATAGCGAAGTAGGAAATAGTGTTCTGAGATTAATACAGAACGCTGGAGGAACACCCGAACAGGCGAAGGCATTATTGTTTGACGCTGTACGGGATAATGATATGTCTAAGATAGACAAAGCAGAGCTTACTAATTTAGTAGGTGAATCAAATGCTACAATCATTATGTCAGGTGCAGCCTCCTATGCTACAGAGATAGCTGCTAAAAACGTAGAGATAGCTAAGACAGTTAATGAAGCCGTAGGTGGCTCAGAAAACTGGGAAGCTATACAGAACTGGTCAGACAATTCTGACTTGCCTGATGCAGAGAAAGCAGAGTACAATGAACTCTTATCTGCAGGAGGTGCTAAAGCTAGGTTCGCAGCTACAGAACTATTAAATAAATACAATGCCGATTCTGGCAACACACAAATTACGGACACAAACCGAGTTGACCCTGATGTTGATACAACTACCCAGTCCGAAGCTATAACTGCACGCGAATATTATAAGCGTATGGCTATGGCAAACCGTAAAGGTCAAGATACAACAGCTATAAAAGCGGCAAGAGCAAAAGGCCGTAAGCTAGGTATCTAACCTATAAACTGGGAATAATCCCACAACATTAAATATAAGGAATTAATATGCCTATCCCTTCAGACTCAACTCACTTGAGTGCTCAGGCTACATCAGAAATGATTGAAGAGTATGCTGGCGCAGTGGATTCACAATTCGCTAAGTCGTCAATCATGCGTGGCTTCGTAAACATAGATAACCTACAAGGTACAGACACAAAGATTAAGCGTCGTGTCGGACGTACCGTTCTTAAGAAGGTAGTAGCTGGTGTAAGACCCGATGCTGCTCCAACTTCATTCGGACGTACAGCCGTAACAGTCGATACGATTTCATTAGCTCGCGATAACCGTGACTTATTGAATGAGTTCCAAACAGACTTTAACGCACGTCAACAGTTAGGTATGGACCACGGTAAAGAACTTGGTAAACTATTTGACCAGGCTCATATTATCGCAGCTATCAAAGGTGCAGCAGCAGCTGCTCCAACAGATGCAGATGGTACTAACTACAACGGTGCATTTGGTGCAGGTTCAACAACTACAATGGCCGCATCTAATGATGACCTAGACCCAACTAAATTCTATGAAGCTATTGCTGCACAGATAACAGCTATGGAAGAAGAAGACATTGACATTGAAGAATGCGTTGTGTTCGTGCGTCCAACATATCAAGACGTACTACTTAATAATGACAAATTACTTAACCGTGATTTCTCTTCAGACAATGGTGACTTTGCAAATGGTACATTCAGAACGCTTAAAGGTGTTCCGATTGTTTCTACTACCAGAATACCAACTGCTGCTATTACTAACCATGTAATGTCTGACGCTAAGAACTCTAACTTCTATAACGTAAGTGCTGCAGAAGCTAGAAGTAAAGCTATCATTATGCACCCTAAAGCTCTATTCGCTGCAGAGACTATACCATTAACTTCTAAGGTATACTACGACGATAAAGAACTTCAGTGGTTCATCGATTCATACTTAGCATTCGGTGTTAACTATGACAGACCAGATTGCGCTCGCGTAGTCCGTTCATTCGACTAAATAATTAACGAGGCTCTCCTGTTTATTCGGGAGGGCCTTTTTTTGTTTTATAGATTCCTGGGCTTTTGCTCTCCGTGGGTTCGGGAATCTTTATAACAAAAAAGAAAGGGACTACTATGCCTACAACGGCCAACATTAAATTAAGTTTAATAAACAGTATGCTACGCACACTAGGGTCTGCTCCCTTAGCTGGTGCAGATACTTCGCATCCTGATTATATCACAGCTAATGCTGTACTAGAAGAAGTCATAGAAGATTTCTCAAGTAAACCGCTATGGTTTAACAATTCAATAGAAACTCTATCGCAAGATAACGATGGTAGAGTTCCAGTACCTACTAATGCTGTAGCAGTTGACCCCACAGATGGGTCTAATCTAGCTGTCGCGGGTAACTTCTTATACAATGTAGATAAGAGAACAGACATTATAGGTAAAGATGTAGAGTGCTACGTTCACAGAGAAATAGAACTAGAGCTTATGCCCAGGGAAGCCCTTAAATTTATTAGGGCAGCTTGTAGATTTAAGTTCTATGCAGACGAAGATGGTGGTATGCAAAAGTTACAAGTATATGCTCAGGCTGCACAGTTGTCAGAGCTAGAACTTAACTCTGTAAACATAGCACGTATGGATATGAACTTCTTTGCCTCAGGCTCTGGAAGAACATTCTTTATACCTAGACCCTCTAACTATCAACACATTGGTAGTAGTGCTGGTTCAGGTGGAGTTAAAACAATATTTCAAACTAGCTAGGAGAAGTCATGGCTGATACAAATACATTAGGAAGTATGTTGCAAGGTATTAGCCAGCAACCTCCTCACATAAGACGCGATGGTAAAGTAACAGAACAAGTTAACTTAATGTCAGACGTTGTAGAAGGAATAAAAACTAGACCAGGTTCTAAATTACTAGGTGTTATAGAAGAAGGTACTGAACAGGTTATAATATATAAGCCTGGTGCAACAGGCCCTGCTACTGTGTATACAGGATTTAGAACTGGTGGTAAATTCTATACATTTACAATGGATGGTAACACTTATCAAATAGGTATAAGTAAATTTGGTATAGAGATACTAAATCAAGAAGGAACTTTACTTACAACAAACTTAACTACAGCTGCTGAAGATTATATAGATGATATACAAGAAGACTTAGCTGTATATGTTTATGACAATGGTGAAGAAACAGTTGCGTATGTATTAAACAGAAACAAAGTAGTCGCTATGGATAACAGTGCTGCTACTATTGCAGCTCAAGAAGCTGAGGTAGTTAGAGATGTAGGATTAGTAACTTCTTTAGGAGGACAGTTCTCACATACCTATACAGTAAATGTATCAGCTGATAATAACGTAAACTTCAGTGGTTCTTATACAACACCTAACGGAACAGGTTCAGGCCATGCAGCCGAAACAACTTCTGATTATATTGCAAACCAACTAAGAATTTCTTTAGCAGCATCTGCTCCTGTAGGTGCTACTATAGCAGTAAGTGGTTCTGTTGTATCTATTACAGGTCTTCCTGGGATAACTATTACAGTATCAGATGGTGAAGGTGGTGCTACATTAGTAGAATCAAGTAACGTAGCTAAGAACACAGACAAGCTTGCTAACACAGCACCACACGGTACACTAGTTAAAGTACATGGATTAGACGGAACAGCAGATGATTTCTGGATGCGTTTTGAATCTAACTACACTAATACAGTAGGCTCTGGATTTGGAGATGAGGGTATATGGAGAGAGTGGTATAACGTATCCGAAGCAGCAGCTTTAGATGCTGGAACTATGCCAATGAAAATGACTCCTAATGCTGCTGGAACTATTATGAATATAGATGTAGCTCCTTGGACACGGCGACGTGTAGGAGATTCAGAGACTAATCCTGCACCAGCATTCGTAGGTAAAAAAATAAAAGATATAAGTGGCTTTCAATCTAGACTTGTTACTGTAGCAGGACCTGTTACTAACTTCTCTGTTACTAATGAACCAACAGACTTCTTTAAGAACTCTGCTGTGGCTGAGATAGCAACTGACCCGATAGAAATAATATCAACAACTGCTGATGAGTTCAGTCTTTTGTATATAGTACCTTTTGATAGGGACTTAATATTGTTTGGGGATAAAGTACAGTTCCTTGTTCAAGGCGGCAGTGCATTAACTTCATCTAACGCTTCATTAGTACAGACAACTGCTTACGATATACAAGATGGCGTTAGACCTGTAGCTACAGGTAGAACAGTTCTGTTTCCATTCTCTATAGGAGAATACGGAGGAGTAAAAGAGTTCTATACATCTGGTAACATAGAGGCTAATCAAGCTATATCAATTACATCTAGTGTACCTAAACTTATAGAGGGTACTATAGAACAGATGAAGTACTCTGATACTGCTGATACATTACTTATAAAGTCTAACTTAAATAAGTGGACATTGTATGGCTACAAACAGTTATGGGATGGCGAAAAGAAACTACAATCCGCATGGTTTAAATGGGAGTTCCCTGGAGAAATAATTAATTATAACTTTGATAAGAATAAGTTATATGTATTACACTTTAAAGGTGGGGTAACTAGTGGAGGTTACGGAGAAGTATGTCAAGTTGTATTAGATTTAGATAGTCCTAATGCAATTGGATTAGATTATCCGTTAGCTCTAGATTCATATGAAATATATAATGGAGATGGTACACCTGATTACGGTGTTAGTATGGGCAGAACTAATATGCCTAACTATACAGACCCAGATGGTTACGTTTATTCTGTGTATCAATTCCTAGATAACAACCTAGTTATTATACAAGGTGCTGGGTGTGATAGTCCAGGGCAACCTGCAGAACATTTAACACCTACTGCTAGTCCATCTAATATTTATCCAGATGGTACTGCTATGTGGTATGAATATAAGTTTCCTATTGCTACTGTACCTAAGAACTCTACACTATACGCAGGTTATGATATAACCTCTACATTTAAACCTACTATGCCGTTTATACGTGATAGTAATAACATAGTAATAAGATTTATAAGGTTAGTTATATCTAAGTTTATAGTTCATTTTAACAACAGTGGTCCTATGACTGCTACCGTAGGTAGTAAGTATAGAAGCGCATCTGCACAGATAACATCTGTACGTACTTTGTCTAACGATGGAGTAGGATTAGCGTTTGACCCAGACGACCCTGAGGGGGACGGAATAAAGAGTGGAAGTTTTGATGTTCCTTTTAGAGAACAATCAGATATTTCTGAATTAACAATTACCGCTAATGGTGGTGTACCTATTAACATAAATGAAATAGAATGGGTAGGCCAAGTTCGTGGAGGCAGAAGGAGGATATAATGTCTGCAGCATTATTACAGGCAGGTATAGGGGCTGGTTCAGCTTTAGCAGGATACTTCCTAGCTAAGGAACAAACTAAACTCCAACGTGAAAGCCAGCGGCATAGAAACGCTATATTAAAATTAAACTCTAATTTGAAAAGAAACGCATTAGAGTTACAAGAAATAGACGCGCGTAATATTAACAGGGATATAGATAAACAACTACAGCTTCAGAGTATGCAAGCAAAGGCAGCAGGAGAAGTTTCTT